AACGACACGGCGAAGACGACGACCTGGGGAACCGGAGTTCAGCAGATCGTCGAGGGGTTTGTGAAGTTCAAGCTGCGGCCGATGGTGACGTCGCTCGAGCAGGCGATCACGCGCCGGGTGCTGACGCCCGGGCAGCGGGTGACGATGAGCGTTGCTTTCTCGATGGATGCGCTATTGCGATCGAGCCTGAAGGACCGGGCACAGATCTACGCGACGCTGGTGCAGAACGGCATCCAGACGCGCAACGAGTGCCGGCAGCTCGAGGACTTGCCGCCGATGGATGGCGGCGACTTTCTGACCGCGCAGACGAACCTGGCGCCGGTTGGCGACTTGCCTGGACTGGCCACGGGCGGCGATGTGTCGCCTGAGCCGGTCGCGCAGTGAGGTGAACATGCTTCAGAAGACGATCAATCTGGCCGATGCGCAATTGAAGTTCGCGCAGGACAAGGCCGCGTTCGAGGGTTATGCGTCCGTTTTCAACGGCGTCGACGCCTACGGCGACACGATCCTGCCCGGCGCGTTCAAGGGCGTCATCAAGTCGGCGCGGAAAGGCCGGATGCCGAAAATGTTCGCCAATCACCGTTCCTGGGAGATGCCGATCGGCAAGTGGATCGAGCTCGCCGAGGACGACACCGGCCTGTACGTGCGGGGCGAATTCACGCCCGGCAACCCGCAGGCGGAGGTGGTGCGAGCGGCGATGCTGCACGGAACGGTCGACGGACTGTCGATCGGGTTCAGGATGCAGCCCGAGGATTACGAGCTGGTCGACGACGGCGAGCAGCGGGTGATCAAGAATATCAGCGACCTGGTCGAGATTTCGGCGGTGACGTTCCCAGCCGATGACGCCGCGCGCGTCGATCTCGCGACGGTCAAGACGAGCCTCGATCACATCGAGACCGTCAGGGACTTGGAAACCTTCCTTCGCGAAGAGGGTGGGTTTTCACACGGGCTTGCCAAGGCAGTGGCGGCCCGCGCGCGTCGAGTGTTTGGCAGTCGGGAAGCTGCCGGGGCCGACGGCGAAAGCGCCACCGCCGATCTGCAGCGGTTCCTGTCGGCCATCGGCTGACACGCTGCGCACCTGAACAACGGCCCGCCGCTGGCGGGCTTTTTCATCTACGGAGCCATGAAAATGGAAGCGACGCAAATCAAGGCTCTTGCCGACGCGCAAGAGAAGCTGAAGGAAACCACCGCCGAGCTGCGCTCGTGGATGGAAAAGGCCAACGCCGAGATCGACAACGCCAAGAGCATGTCGACCGAGACCAAGGCCGCGCTCGAGAAGCTGGCCGCCAAGGCGACCGAGGCGACCGACCGCTGCATGACGCTCGAGCAGAAGATGAGCGCGCGTGACGACGCCGGCAAGCCGGCCGAGTCGCTCGGCGAGATGTTCGTCAAGTCCGACGAGTGGAAGCACGCCCAGGGCCGCCGGGGCGGAACCGCCCGCATCGAGGTGAAAACCGCGATCGTCAACGCGACCGGCCAGAATCAGCCGCTCGTCGACGACATGCGCGTCCCTGGCATCATCACCACGCCGAACCGCGTTCTGACCGTGCGCGATCTGCTGCCGGTGGGCCGCACCTCGAGCAACCTGGTGCAGTTCACCAAGGAGAACGTGTTCACCAACGCCGCCGGGCCGCAGTACAGCTCGCCGAACTACGAGAACGTGACCAAACCCGAGTCGGGAATCACGTTCACGCTCGCGAACGCTGCGGTGGTGACGCTGGCGCACTGGATTCCGGTGTCCAAGCAGGTGCTCGATGACTCTCCGATGCTGCAGTCCTTCATCAACGGCCGCCTGATGTATGGCCTGAAGCTGGAGGAAGAGGACCAGCTCCTGAACGGCACCGGCTCGTCGGGCAACATCTCGGGCCTGCTGGACTCGGGCAACTTCACCGCGTACAACCGCGACGTAACCGGCGACACCTACGTCGACACGCTGCGGCGCGCGATCACGCAGGCGGCGCTGTCGAACTACACGCCCGACGCGATCGCGATCAACCCGGCCGACTGGGAAGTGATCGAGCTCACGAAGGCGACCGACGGCCAGTACGTCTGGGCGAACCCCGCCCTGGGCGCCGGCCCGCAACTGTGGGGCGTGCGGATCGTGCCGTCGAACTCGATCACCGCTGGCACGTTCCTGGTCGGCGCCTTCGGCATGGGCGCGCAGATCTGGGATCGGATGGATGCGAGCGTGCAGATCTCGTTCGAGAACGACACGAACTTCGTGAAGAACATGGCCACGCTGCTCGCCGAAGAGCGTCTGGCCCTGACGGTCTACCGGCCGTCGGCGTTCATCTCGGGCTCGTTCTGAGCGACTGAGTGAGGCGGGGCGGCAGGGGTGACTCTGCCGCCCACCGAGCGCAGATGGAACATGTCTACGTCACCGCACGAAGCTCTTTCGTGAACAGCCTTTTCGGGTCCGTCACGCGCGGCCAGCGGATTCCGCTGCCGGCCGGGGCGGCACGCGAGCTCGAGGCGATGGGGCTTGTCGCGATCGAAAAACAGCCGTTGACGGTGCAACACGTCCCCGAGCAGCGCGACCCGCTGGCCGCTGGCGAGGGAGCACCGTCGTCGTCGTCGCCAGCGGACCAAGCCTCGGAGACGACCAGCTTGCCGAAGCGAAAGCGCGGCAGGCCGAGGAAGGATGGCGCGTAGTCGCCATCAATGACAACTGGCGGCGCGCTCCGTTCGCGGACGCGCTCTATGCCTGCGACCTGAAGTGGTGGCAGAGGTACTACGTCGAGGTCGTCTCATCGGGGTTCGCAGGAGAACTCTGGACGCAGGACAACATGGCCGCGCAGCAGTACAGGCTACACAGGATGCCTGGGACGCACGCGCCCGGGCTGGGTAGGACGCAGATTCATTGGGGCGGCAACAGCGGCTACCAGTGCATCAACCTCGCCTACCTCTGGGGCGCGGCAAGGATCGTGCTGCTCGGTTTCGACATGCAGCGCACTGGCGGCATGTCGCACTGGTTCGGTGACCACCCACCAGGGCTGGCGAATGGTTCGCCGTACGAGCAGTGGGTGCAGCGCTTCGACAAACTAGCGGCCGATCTGCGGCAGGAGGACGTCGAAGTCATCAACGCGACGAAAGAGACGGCGCTGAAGTGCTTCAAGCGGGTTCCAATCGAGTGCATCGGTCGAAGTTGCTGATCTCCGGGATGCAGGGCCTGGGCGACAACATCCACCAGCGCGCCGTCGTGCGGCAGTTGTTGGGGCGGTTCGACGCGGTGTGGCTCGAGACTCCATGGCCTGCGCTGTACCATGATCTTCCGGTGCGGCTGCTGCGCCGGACTACGGTACTGCGGACGCAGCGCGCCAATCAGTCGCGCGAGGCGCACCGGTATGAGCCTTTGCCTCCGCTTGGGGCGAGGCGTATGCGGATCTGGTACGAGCACGACGGGATTCGCCGGCACGGCGGGTTTCTCGCGGCGATGTGTGCCGAGGCTGGCCTGCAGCGCGGAGACTTCAGCCTGCCGATTCCGGCCGCGTGGGTCGAGAAGGCGCAGGAGTGGCTCGACCGGTGGCGGCCCGGAAAACCGCTGATGCTGTATCGGCCGCTTGTCGAAAGGACGGAATGGGTCGGCTGCGCTGCTCGCAACCCTGACGCGAGAGCGTACGTAGAGCTTGCGCGGTTCGTCGCGCACAGATTCTTCGTCGTTTCGGTCGCCGATCTGCATGACGGCGTCGAGTGGGCCGTCAGCGACCCGATCGGGGCGGACGTGGAGTGCCACCGCGGAGAGCTCGACGTCGAGACGCTGGCGGCGCTGGCGAGCATGGCCGGTCTCGTCTGGTGTTCGCCGGGGTTCATGCTGGTACTCGCGCAGGCGGTGCGCGCGCCGATGGTGGCGGTATTCGGCGGCCATGAGTCGCCTAAGTGGTACTCGCATGGATTCCCCGAAAACCTGTTCATCGGGGCGGGGTGCGAGTGCCTGAGCAAGTCGCACGCCTGCGACAAGACGATCAACGTGGATGACGCCTTGCGGCGTCTCGAGGTGTTCATTGGCTCTGAGTCGCAACCGGGAAAGCGTTGCATTGTCGCCGCGGAAATATGACACGCGCGGCTTGCCGACGCGTTTCTTCAACCCTGGCGAACTGGAGGCGCTGCTGCATCTCTACGAGTCCGTCGATGCGCGCGTTGTCGTCGAGTTCGGGGTGAACACGGGCCGCAATCCTGCTGCCGCGCTGCGGAACATTCCGCGCCTCGAGCGTTACGTCGGGGTCGACGTGCCGCGTGGCTATATGCCAAAGATGGCGGTGCAGCGCGGGGAGATCCCGGATGCGCCTGGCGTGCTGGCGCAGGATGACCCGCGCTTCGAGCTCATCCTGCGGGACCGCGGGACGTTCGATCTGCGGCCGAGCGATCTGCCACGCGCCTGTGCGGTGTTCATCGACGCGGACCACTCGCGCGCCGGCGTGGAGAACGATACGCGGCTAGCGCGAGCGATCGTGCGCGATGGCGGGATCATAGTTTGGCACGACGACAACTGCCTGCCGGTCGTCGAGGTCACGCAGACGCTGAACGATTTTTGCGCGGCCGGCGCGCAGATCAACCACGTCGCCGGCACCTGGCTGGCATTCGAAAGGGTCTGAGATGGCACAGAACACGATTTTGGCGGCGGCGACGACCGCCGCGACGAGCAGTGACGTCACGGTCGCGGCAGGCTCGAGCGTGAACATCGGAATCTTCGCCTCGGGCGCGGACGTTCCGGCGTCGAACTGCGCGGCGCTTTACATGGACACGCCTGGCGGCGATCTGGCGATTCACCGATTCAATCAGACGTATCCGGTTGTCTGCGTCACCGGCCCCGGCACCTTCCGCGTGCGGCGTCCGGAGGGTTCCGTCGCGATCGGCGCGTTCTCCGAGACCTGAGATGCTGCTGCGTCCCATCGTCCGCCCAATCGTCCGCCCGCTCATGCGCGGGGTGACTGAGCCGGGGTTTGGCGGGTTCTCCGAATCCGCTGCGGCGCTGTATAGGGTCGGTACGAATCAGTATGTCGTGGTCACTGGGGACCGAAACGGGAACGGCGTCCTGTTCGACCTACGCAACAACATCACTACATCGACGAACTCCCTTGCGCTAGGCGCGTCCGATACAACTCGCTTTCGGTTGGTTGGTGTGCAGGCATTGGCCGGCGCATATGTGCTGCAACGCACCGCGTCTGCAACGTCCGGCTCGTGGTCCACGTTCAATTTCGCCACAACCGATGGTGGGCTGAACCCGTTTACGTCGTCCGCAAATCTACAAAGCGACTTCACGGGCGATCTTGGCGCGTACAAAGAATACGCAATCACCCCGGTCGGGGGAGCGTTCAACGTCGCCCTGCGATGCGTGCCCGGTAGTTCAACCATCGTCAATGTGACGGTTGACGGTGAAGCCGCAGGAACCATCAGCGCCGACGCTGCGTCTGCTCAGTTGAAGGTGTTCACGTTCACCGGATGGGGTAATGATCCGGTAACGGTTCGCGTGACGAACGGGCAGGCGGCAAATATGCGGTTGGCTGGCGTCAACTTCTCTGATGTTGCGGACTACAACGGCGCCACCGTTGATACGCTCGCTTACACGAAGAACACGGTACTGGTGGATTTCGTGGCGACGACTGGCGCGATGGATTTCGTTGCTTCAGAGAGCACAACTGGCAAGTATGGTTTCAGCTACCACGGCGGCGAGACGAACATCGTCAACACATTCCTTGTGAACGGTGCGCCGGTCAGCCTGTCGAATGGGCAACTTGCGCTCGGGCGGGTGGTGCTCGATACGACCTGCGATGTGTCTTGGGGCGTCGGGCTGGATATGTCGTCAACCCTCAGGCATCGGTTTGGGATGGGCGCTGTCCGCATGGAAGGAACATCAACCAGCGGCATCACGTCGAAAATCTGTTACACGACGCTCGGCGGATATAACCCGG